CATCGCCTTCCTGCGCCAGGACCAGCACCTGCTCCCCGGGCGTGGGCGGGCAGGCGATGCCCCAGCCGGCCCCGACCCAGGGCGAGAGCAGCGGCAGCCAGCCGGACAGCACGCCCTCCGGTTGCAGCAGCACGCGCGCCGTGGCGCGCCGTGCGTCCACGGAGGCGACGATGCCGAAGCGCGCCTGGCCCATGGCGCGGTCCAGCGCGCCGGCCTCGGCCTTCAGCGCGTTAAGAAAACTGTCCATGCCGCTAGCCCATTCCCGCGCCCACGCGCGCGGCCGGGGGCGTGGCGCCGTCGCCGGTGAAATCGGTGCGCGCGCGGATGTGCTGGGTGAAGCCGTGCGCGAGGGAGAGGCGGCGCGTCACCTCGTCCACCATGTAGGTCTGGTCGAAGGCGCTGTTGCTGCCGGAAAGGCGCAGCGCGTCGCGCGGCATGATCGCGGTCTCCCCGGGCATGGTGAGGCGGATGGCGAGGCGGTGGCGCGTGAGCTCGCGCAAGGTGGCCTGCGCGAGTTGCAGCGCCTGTTCGGTGGTGAGATTGGGCCGCACCAGCACCACGCGCTGGCGCTGCCCCGCCGCCCCGCCGCCGCGCGGGCCGGGCGCGCGCGCGGTCTGCGTGAAGGCCTGCTGCTGGCGGCTGTTCCAGCTTTTCACCACCACCTCGATCTCGCGCGCGAGATGCAGCGCGCGGTCGAGCCGCAGGTCCATCACGTCCGCCACCGAGAGCGCGTGCGCGCGCGGCGCCTCGGCGGGCGGATGGAAATGCAGCGTGCGGCCGCGCACATACACATCGAACCCTTCCTGGCGCGCGAGCCAGGTGAGCAGGTCCCACTCCGTCATCGCGCGGCTGAACAGGCCGAGCGTGATGCGGTCGTGCTCGTCCTGGTAGTAGCGGCCCGCCTTGGTGCGGGTGGGGGTGATGTCCGCCTCCAGCCCATGCCGCGCGGCGAGGGTCTCGGCGATCTCGCTCGCGGTGCGGTTGACGAAGGCTTCCTGCGTGCGCGCCTCGATCAGCCGCGCGGTCAGGTCGCGCCCGTCCAGGCGCACGGCGCGGCGGATGGGGTCGATGGACACGCGGTCCACCGCGCCCTGGATCAGGCTGGTGCCGGCGCCGCCGATGCCCATGGCGATGTCGATCATGATCTCCCCGCCCGCGGCCCAGAGATCGAGCGCGGCGGGATCGGCGGAGAGCGCGAGGGAGACGGAGAACCGGTCGGCCGAGTAGTGGTTATTGCTGCTGACCTCCGCCGCCACCGCGCCGGCGAGCCTGGTGCCGTTGGCGGCCACCTCCAGCCGTGGGGCGCGCAGGGTTTCAGACATCGCGCGCGCCCCCCCGTGGCGGCAGGCGCAGCGTGACGAGGCCGGAGAGGAACGGATCGTCGATGCGGTTCAATCGGGCGATGCGCGCCCATTGCGTCGCGTCGCCAAGCTCCGTCATCGCCAGGCGGAAGAGATCGCCGCCGGCCTGGGTGATGCTGCGCATGCGTTCTTCCTCAGTCGGGCATCTCGGCAAGCACGCGCCCGGCGCGCCCGGCATGGGCGCGGGCCAGGGCGAGGGCGGCGAGCTGGCCCAGGGCGGCGGCATCCGCCCGCGCCTCGCCCAGTGCGTCCGCCTCCAGCGCGGCCTCGGCGGTGGCGAGTTCCGCGCCGAGCGCGGCCTCGGCCGCCGCGAGCGCGGCCGTGGCGGCGGTGTGCTCCGGCGCCTCGCGCGTGCTGGCACCCGGCGCGCGCAGCGCGGCATCGGCCAGCGCGAGCGCGCTGGCGGCGGCGGTGGCGCCGGCGATGAAGCCGCTGGCGAGGCCGAGATCGCCCAACGCGGCGCCGGCCAGGTCGAACGGGGCCTGCAGCAGCGCGGCCGCCTCGTCGCGCAGCACGGCGCAGACAATGCGGAACGGCACCCAGCCCGGGCGCTCGTAGCGCGCCTCGAAAGCACGGATGACAACCGTGTAGGTGAAACCGTCCCAGGAAAGCGGCAGGGGCAGCCCGGCGCCGCGCAGCGCATCCAAGAGGCGGGCGCGGGAGGTGGCCTCGGCGCCGGAGAAGGTGCCGGAGAAGACGATGTCCGTCTCCTCGCGGCCCATGGCATCCACCACGCGCGCCCCGCCGGGCAGGCGGTGGACGGCCAGGCGCTGGATGCCGCCGAAATGCACGGCCTCCGGCACCTCGAAGTCCTGAAAGACGACGGGGCCGAGGAGAAGGGCGATGGCGGGCATGGCTGCGTTCAGTTGCTGTCTTGCATGGACGCGGGCGGACGATCCGGATCGCGTTCGGGATATGCGCGGACGACGGTGACCCGGCCGGGTATCGAGACCGCAGCGACGGCCCCTGCCGCCGGTCGAGGCGCTTCCCGGGTTCGCAAATGAAGAGTGAGGCGCAGCGGTTCCGTCATCATCTCAAACCAGCTGCGCCAGGCCGAGGCCGGAGAGCGGCAGGCGCGGGTCCGCCGCGGCGGCGCCGGCGGTGGGGCGCAGCGCCGCTTCTGTCAGGGTTTCCGACAGCCAGCGCGCGAGCACCGCGCCGTCCAGCGTGACCTCGATGCTCTCCGGCAACAGGGTGGCGGCGGTGGCGGCGGGCATGGGCGCGGCGGGTGGCGGCGCGGGCGGAGCGGAGGGCGCGCGCGCCGTGGCACGCGGCTCCGGCTCCGGCGCGGGCAGGGGCGCGGCGGGGGCGCGGAAAGGGGCGGGGTCCGGCGCGCGCGCTGGCGCGGGCGCGGGTTGCGGCGGCCAAGCCTCCGCCGCCGTCGCCACGGGTTCGGGGGACGCGGGGGCCATGGCGCGCGCCGGCGCCGGCGTGGCGGGGGGCGGTTCCACCGCCGCCGCCAGGGCGCGGCCATAGGGGGCGTAGTCCGGCAGCGTGGCGGTCAGGGAAACTGACAGCGGCGGGGGCGGGGCATCGGGTGCGGGCCGGGGCGGCGGCACGGGCGCGAAGGGTGCCTGGGGCGCGACAGGCGCGACGGGGTTGGATGGCGGCACGGGCAGCGCGCCGGACAGGGCGCGCGGCGCGGCGGATACGGGTTGCGGCGGGTCCGCCGGCGTCTCCGGCGCTGGCGCCACCGGCGCGGGGCGGGGCAGGGGCGGCAGCAGCGCCGCCGCGGCGCGGGCAGGCGCGGCGAGGCCGGCGCCCTCGGCCAGGGCCGCCAGGCGTGTCAGCCCCGCTGACGTGCCCGAAACCGCCGCATCCAGCGCCGCGAGGTCGCGCCGGATCTGCGCGATGCCGTCCGAGACGCCGTTTTCCAGCGCCAGCGTGATGCCGATGGTGGCGGCGTCGATCATGCCGGCGCCTCGCTGCTGGCGTGGGTTGCGATGGCGGCGGCGACGGCCTGCGCCACCGGCGCGGCGGCGGCGGCGGGGGCAAGGAAGGGGCGCGGTGGGGTGCGCGTGGTGCCCAGTTCCTGGAACACCGCCACCGGCGAGGTGCTGGCGAGCACCGCGCCCGTGTCAGTTTCCGTGACGGCGACCGAGCCGCGCAGCGCCCCGCGGCGCAGCCAGGGCGCCTCATGCGGCCCGCCCGGCTTGGTGGCGAGGCGCGCGCGCACATCCGCCGCCAGTGCCTCCGCCGCGGCGCGCAACCCGGCGCGCGCGGCCGCGTCCGGGTCCAGCCGGCCCAGGCGCGCCAGCGCTTCCTCAAGACCGTCGATGCGGATCATGGCTCCGTCCAGCGCAGCTGGTCCCAGTCGAACACGCGCCCGGCCAGCGTGCCGAGGGCGACGACGAAGGCGAGGCGTTCATCCGCCGGCAAGGCGAAGGCGATGTGGAACGGCACCCCGTTGCGGACCAGGAAAAGACAGTCCAGCAGGTCGGGGTGCATGCTCAGTTTTTTGCCGATGCCGCCACATCGCGCGCGTCCGGCTCCGGCGCCAGCGCGCCGGCGATGGCGGCAAGCCCCGCATCGCCCAGGCGGGCCACCAGCGCCTCGATGCCGCGTTCGTCGGCCGGGGCGGGAATTGGCACGCCGTCAATCTCGCAAACATGGCAGGCGAGCAGCGCCATGCCGAGCCAGGGCTCGTTGCGCGACAGCGCCGGGCCGGCCGCCTTGAACAGGCGCAGCTTGTCGAGCGCGGTCATCTGCCGCAGGCCGATGCGCCGTCCTTCCGTGTCCGTCACCTCGCGCATCAGACGCGCCGGCGGCGGGTGGCGAAGAATTCCAGCTTCTGGCGCACCGCGCCATCGCCGCGCCAGGCGCCGGCATTGGCCAGGCGGAACACCGCGCCCTCATACTGCCAGGTGGAGGTGGAGCCGTCCGGCTCCGCCACGTATTGATAGAGCGTGCCGGGCCTGACCGCGCCGCGCGCGTGGTACTGCGCTTCCAGCTGGGCGATGAAATCATCCGCCGCGCTGTTGCCGCGCTCCAGCTCGAAACTGCCTTCCCAGCCCTTGGGCAATTCCGCGGCCAGCGTGGCGCCGTCCATGCGATCGACGCGCACCGCGTGCGTCATCTGCCGCGCCTCGAAGCCGGTGACATGCGCCAGATCGACGCGCCCGGCGGGGCCGATGACCACCAGCTGGCAGTCGCGCCCGATGGAGAATGTGTTCATC